TACTCCCCCAGGTTGCGCCTGTGCCACCCTTTCCCAAAGGGAGGATTCCCACGACCTCCGACGTGAGATCGGTGGAACTCTTCGGCATGATAACGCCTTGCCAATTCGTCCTCAGAAAAGGCGACGCAGGAAGATCGCGCAGCCACACGGGATTCGCGGTGGATAGATTAGGCTTGAAATCCTCCGTGCCACTGCCGTTGTTGTAGATGCGCTTGACGGCGAGTGCGCCGATTGCACCACGATAAATACGAACGTCGTCGAAGTATCTCATATACGTGTTTGCATCATCCGAGGTGACATATAATGCTTGTGCCGTGTTCCGCATGTGCAGGAATGTTCCGGAGGAGGCAGTCAAAGTGCACGTAACGAGTGCACCGTCAATATAGAATTTGGGAATTCCCACTGCATCATCGAATGCAACTGCAATATGATGCCAAGCGTACCCGCCCCAAATACTCCCGGAACTCGTTGTTGTCCACTCCTTGTACCCATCGCTGTTATCATGATCGTAAACGGAAAGCTTTGGATTTCCTGAAGCAGAAAAAGAGAGCCAATACTCAGTACTCTTTCGGACTCTTCCCAGGTACGTGGTATCCGTTACGAAAGGCTTCATCCAAAAGGCTATGGTTATAGAATATGATGACAAGACATCTGTGTCGCTTGTGATAACTGTAACGACATTGCCTCCAAGACATCCTGCGATCTTACCACCTGTTGGATACCAAGACCCGCTGATGATTCCATTGTGTGCATACACCGATGCATCTGCCGTAGTCCCTCCAGCGCTTTCATTCAGCCTATACCACAGACTCGGATACGGATCGAGCGCGTTCCGAACGTCCATCCCGCCCCGCACCTCGACCGCGCCGAATTTTTCCGCCCGGCAATTTCCTGAAGGAAAGAAAATGCCAAAGCACAACATGACCAGCAAAACCGTTCGCGTTCTCATGTTCCTGCTCCTTTCAAGTGTGTTTTCATACTAACGGGATAGAATTCGATCTGGCTATCCCAATCAATCATCTTCTCGTCAGCTAACCGCGTGAAACAGGAAAGGCAAACCACATTGTTCTGATGCGCTAAAGGGACAACGGATTTCCATATTTTATCCGGAACATCGAATCCCACGGAGTTAATGTGGAAACAAATCTTGCAGATTTCTCTGGATGACGACATAGTTCATCTTCCCTATCTTATGAGATACCGCCACTCACCAACCATCGAATCATAAAACTCCGCCAAGTCCACGTCCGTTTGCGTGTCGCTTGGATAAGAAACACGTCCTGGAGAAACTCTGACACCTTCGTTATCACAAATGGTCACGTCGGTGATTACCCTATTGAGTGCGTGCGTGATTTCCAGGACACCCTCTTCGGTGAGAGCGTCCTTCTCGAAGGTATCGGTGTCTCCGCCCCCTCCTGAGCCTAAAATCTGGTCTATAATGAGCATCGCTCTGGAGTACACCTCTGCTGCGCCCATGTCCCCCTGATTGAGCAGAGGGATGTTATATGTGCTGGTGAAATCTGAGACGATGACATACTCCTCTTCAGAAAGCGTCTCGTTATAGTTTGCCGTGAGTGTCAACTGCGTATCGGAATCCACGCTGGCAATCTGGAAAAAAACCGAGTCGCCTCCTATGCGTATCAAGTCTCCGGCTTCCACACCGGCAAGCCACGCGGTGGAGTTGCCCGTGACGATGTTGCTCTCGTGCGTGGTGTCAACTGTTCCTGTGGTGTACTGTGACATCGTATGCTCCTCTCTTACGGCACGTAGCCATCATACTTCCATCCGCCGTCAGAATACAAGCCTATTTTTTGCGCCGTGGAATTCCATGCGACGAGGCCCTCCACGCCGGGATCGTCCCAGGATGTAATCACCGTTCCGTGCGTCGACACGCTGGATGCGACCATCGCCGAGGTGATCGCGACCGTCGTGGCTGAAACCTGATTGGATGGATTCACGTCGTCATCATCGAATGTGTCATACGAGGCCACTCGGATGTACAGCGTCGTTTGCACAGGTTGTCCGGCCAGCGGCTTGATTGTGAACGAATTGGAGCGTCCGCGGTAGTATCTTGTCATGCTCTCCCACGGGTCTGCGGACGACAGCGAGCATCGCACCTCATACCCTGCCAAGTCGAGATCGTGCAGGTCGTTCCACGTAAGGGTGATATCCTGGTAGCGCACCTCTGCATTCACCCCGGTGACCTTACCAACCTGGGGATTGTACGCAAAAAGCGTCGCGGGGTACTTGGATACCTGGTTAAAAATATCGCGCTCTTGCACTGTGAACGATACATGGCGGAAAGGCCCGCCGTCCGCAAGGTTCATCTGGTATGTATAAACATACGTCGGGCCGCCGGCGTGCTCCACCCGCAGGCATTTGGGGACTCCTCCAATCGTTGTCCAAACCGATATGACATAATCCTGAAATGTAACCGGGAGAGGGCCAAAACCCGATCCGTTGTTTTCGTCAATGAGACTGTCTATGGCCAACGGAGAGTGCCTGCGCCAGACGAGAATAATGTTGTTATCCTCGAACGTATAGTTGTTCCCCTGGTTCAGAATTTCCAACCCCTGCACACGGGGAGGGGGGGACGTCTTGGTGATGATGGAGACTTCCGGTGCGGTGTCAAGGCTCGTTCTCTTTCCGTGCGTGGAAACCGACACGACGCGGAAGTAGTATCGTTTCCCTGGGAAAAGACCCTTAACGGAAAAACCGGAGTCCTTGGTCGTTCCTATTTGATTGAAGCTTCTCGGCTCGCTTGTATCGCCGGATACATAGACCTCCGCATGATCCCACCATCCATACTCATTGTCAATCGGAGGGATTGTCCACTCCAGAAAAACCGTGGTGTCATACTCGGCGTTGGAGTTATGCGCGGTGAGATTTATCACGTCCTGCGGAATGGCGTTCGGGTTGGGGAGATTCGAGTAATCGGGGATATCCACCACGGTTCCGGCCGCGTTGTAAATTTCCTCGTTGTATTCAAGGGCTTCTATACTGATCTCGTTGGAACTTGCAACTCCTAACCGGGACACGCGAAACGGCTTGACGACGGTGGTAACTTCCCCAATGGAAAAAATATCGTAGTCTTCCGGCGGGGATATCCACGCCTCGCTTACGGAAATACTTTCCCCTTTTACGTACACACCCGGTGGGGAGTTTATGATGTGATCCTCGATGGTGTCATCCGCGTGCTTCACCCGAATATGATATCCGTTTTCCAGCGTCACGTCTTTGTTAAGCGTGATCGTGTTGGGCGTTCCGCCTGTAGCCCGCCCGCTGTAAATCCCCCATGCTGGCGCGTCATGCGCGAAGTTGAATACCCGCCCCGGCATAAACGCCTTACCATCTCCTGAATCCGGCAGGCACGCGAGAGCATCCGTAGCAGCTTTGAATGAGATTGTGCGGCGTGTGTACTTGCAGGATAGTAGAAGACGCTGCGCAAGCATAGTGGCTTGGTACTGTCTGGAAACTCCAATAAGGGATATGGAGGCTTTTCGTATAGCATTGCCAGCCCCAATGGATTCCTGGTCAATAACCTGGATGGTATTTGATCTGTAGTCGTCGGCTTCATCTAAGAATGAGACTTCTACGCAGTTAACCGTGGCTTTTCTGGAGAGAAAGGATTCTTGAAGCGACTTCTCGATGATATTCCCCATTGTGAACATCATAGACGGAATTTCCGGCTTGTCTATGTAAGGAACCAGCATCCCGCCGTGCCAGAATAGAAAGCAGTTGAACGTCCGGCAAATCGTCTGAATCGCGTCAAGAGCTTTGGAGGAGCCGTCAATCACAATGTCGAGCCGGTAGCGGCGGTGCGCGGCGATCTCCACAGCGTCGGGATAATGATGCCCCCCGCTCACGTCAAAAACCCACTTAGGCAGAGCGTCGCAATACGCGGCCATTTCCACAAACGCGTCGAAGTCAAGGTGCTGCGTCTCCACATAATCCCCCATGCCGAATCGCGTGTTGGTGAGCAAATCCCGCAAGCACCATATCGGATTCGCGCAGTATTGATCCCGCAACGCCGTGCCGTCCCACCACAAATCAACGCCGGATGTTTCCTTTTGGTAGCATGATGAATCCGGGTCATAATATGAGTTCTCCCAATCCACCTGCACGTTATGATCCGAGGCCAGGCGCAAGTCCGGCGCGGGAATCTTTCTCCCTTTGATAAGTGTGACGACATTGGGGATGGAGCCTGAGAGTTGGTCAGTTCCAAGCATTCGCATCGCAAGCAACGCAGTGTTGGGATAAGAGCATGGCGCGAACACAAGTTCGTCCATGTACTCCCAATAAACATCTCGCATGTGCCGCGTCGTGGTGTTCGCGGATATTTTGACTACCTTCACGTCGTACACACCGCTGGTTGGGAAGGTGATCGTGGTGGATTGCCAAGACGGACTGATTTTGTTTGCTGTGTACTGAAGATTTGGAATGGGTGTGTAACCCCCCACTCCTGTTGGGCGATATGATATACCAAGGATCACAGTTTCGTTTTCGTAGCTTCCTTCTTTAAGACGGAAAATTGCTGGGTATCGAAACGTCAGTTTTACGGCATTCGTGCTTTGCGAAGCCGTGGTGGTTTTAATATGCTCGATACCATGCTCCAATTTTTCATCCGAGTAGGCATTCTCACTATGTTGCGCGTCGTAAAACCCCGGAACCTGATCCTGCGCGTCGTTCCCCATTCGGATGTGCATCAGCACGTCGCGCAAATTGGAGATTTTGCTGTTGTTGATTAGAATACCCCGTCCGCCGTCGCCTATTTCCGCTGGCGTGACGTTATCCCGATCCGATGCGACCCCTGCAATGCTCGTCAATATGCCTTCACCCAGAGAAATCAGCATGTGGAGATATTGCAAATTGCTGACCGTCTCTACGTAGGCACTCACCACGTTGCCGCCGACTCTGTGCGTTCCATAGATGATAGAAATAGGTGTCCCAGTCTCGCACGTGGTGTGCACACCCTCCCAGGTATAGGTGGGGGAATCGTCTGGAGCTTTCAATTTTGGGGGTGGTGCTGGAAACGCAGTTTTATATACGTAATATGCGGTAGTATAAACGGCAGCTACCCACAACCACGCCAGGGCTACTATCCCCCATCCAGCGTGCACATCCACAAGAAATATAATGTGGTCTCCATCTCTAACTACCGTAGTGTCAATTGCAGATTGCGGGATTCTCACCCTGTTAATGTAATACTTGAAATCCCGGAGGCAATCACATGGGATATACGCACGAAGAACGGATGGGGATTGTAGTGGCATCTCCGTTCGATAATTCTTACCAAGCGCGAATGGGTCTCGGACTATCTCACAGATTATCATGCGAGTTCCTTGTGCCGATAAAATCGCGGGTACGCATGTAGTACAAAACACACCGCTTCGATCTTGGAAACGATCACACCGTATCTCTTCATTGCATGAATACACGTGAATTGGTCGAGCACCAAAGCCACGTGGACAGCCCCATTCGTCGTTTTAGAGATCATCACTATTACATCCCCAGGACGTGGGTTTTCACTTTCAGAGACCTCCTCCGCATATTGATGCCATTCCGTGCAATTATCAGGAGACAAGTCTGGAAGATTGCCCCCGAATTTTCTGAGGAAGAGCATGATAAAACCGATGCAATCCACCGCGTTTTCCTCCCGCCCGCCTTCTGCGTATCCCCATCCCACGCAATGCCCGGCGAATTCCCGTATGTTAGAAAGTGATGGTCTTATTACTGGGCACACTTGGGAAACCTCCAAAGCGCAGAGTATTGTTGTGCAGCAGGCACGCCGCAAACGTCTTGCTACAAGCATCACGCAGCCTGTCTGGAGACGTGTCGTTAGCATTGTCCGAGAACGCCACACTCACCGTCAGGTGTGTATTATCCGTGATCGAAACTACATAGCGAGTCTCGCCAGTCACCACGATGCGGTCTCCTACCAGTAACTCAGTCAGGAACTTCGTTCCCACGCCTATCACATTTACCGATGCCGTTGGATCAATACTGCCAGTCAATGTTGTGGTTATGTCCGCGACAAATCCAGCTGGAGCCTCGCCGGAGGCGCGCCAGCATCCACCCGTGTTTTTATACAACTTCCACTGGCAGAAGCTTCGCATGTACAGCCTGCGCGGAAGCGTTACATCGAGCAAATCCATCTTGGATGTGAGATTGAGTGTGATACGATTTTCATCCGCAGTGCCTCCATCCACATAAAAGACGTGCGCGATGTGCGCGGAGGATTCTGAAAGCAGACTCTTGAACACCAGGAAGATAGTTACTTTTCTTCCGGAAAGGCCATCGTACTGCTCAATGTAGTATTGCATCTCGCGATTCACGTTGGCGACGGATACGTTTAGGGAGTCTACCATCGCCTCGTTGTTGGTCGTGATATCGCTGTGCGTGAGGGGGAACCTCGTGTACACCTGCGGGGTAAACTCTCCGGAATCCTCCCGAAAGTACGGCACGTCCTCATGGTATTCCGCCAGAAAAAGGTCTTCAGGCTCTCCGGACGCGCCGGGATTGTTTGAGATTTGCACACGGTACAGGTAGATCGGCTCGTTGATTTGCGCGTTCTTTTCCTGAAGGAAGGAATCGGGAAGCGTGACCGGCATCAGACGACCTCCACCATTTCCATAGTGCAGTTCCATAGTCCGTTTCCCCAGGAGATATCGGGCTCCTTGGAGAATCGCACCGTGTATGTGGCGTCATCCAGCGGACTTGTAAAAAAGAAGGCGTCGAGCATCCCGTTTACCCCCGCATAGAAAACCATGTAGTCAACGCACTGTGCCTTCGTCAAGCCCGGACTTTTGACTTTGAAACTGCGCAGCGTTGGCCCCTTTTTCCTGCGCTGCTCGGTGCGGTCCTCAAACGTGGAAATAAGAAGGGATTCAGACAATCCTTGATCGAAGGTCTCATACCGCAGTCCGAAGGTTTCCATCGTGTTATCCCCCCAGAATCACCTGCCGCATCATGCCGTTCGCGGCAACGTCCGCCGTTATGGTGTTGATAATCACATTCCGGCCCGCTCGCGCGGACATGGCGGACGCCACGGCTTCCGTCGTGACCAGATTTACAAGGGTCACGTTTATCTTTCGATCATCCGAACTTTTTCCTACAAAGGGCCGCGGCGTGACCTTCTCACCTTCGTGCAGCATGTATGCCCCGGTTTTCGGAACGTAGTCTGTACCCTCAAGAAGATGCGGTTTGAGCGCGGCCACAGCAGATACGATACCCGCCAGCGCGGCTGCCGCCAGGGGAATGGCCCAAGGTCCGAAAGTGGCGGCCATCCATGAATAGACCGCGGCTGCGGCCTTCCACAATTGAATTCCCACAAACTTCACCGCCGTTAGCATCTGCTCCGCGATCATCTTCGCGGCCAAGTCCGCGAGCATTCCGATCATAGAAGACTTCAAATCGGTAAATAGGCCTTTCATTGCCTGCGACCATGTTTTGGTTTTGTTGAGCACGCCCTCGAACGCCGTGGAAAACGCGGAGGACATTGAGGAGCCTAACGATGCCCAGGCATTCGTCACGCCTTCCGCCAAAGATGTCACGAAGGACTTGGTGGGGAAAATAGGATGCGACTCGGTGAGTTTCCGAATGTTATCTATACGCGTCGCGGTGAGGATATCCTCCGCGACGCCTTCCTCACGCATTTTGGTGATCTCGTCGTCTATTTGTTTGGTGCGTACCACCGAGTATTCCTTCCAGGCTTTCGCCTGTTCCCACGGGGACATTCCCTGGTACGCAGAGACTGTGGCGCTTGTTTTGGTGGCCTCGGCGTTGTACGCGGCCTGGGCCACCTTGAGATTCTTAATCACCAACAGCAAATCTCTTTGTTCTTTTTTCTGGGCCTCCGTTCCACCGACAATCTTAGTCAAACCCTCCTCATATTCCCTTTGCGCGCTCGTCATAGCCTCCCAATAGGCTTTTTGATATGTACCCGCGGCAATCAGGCCCGCGACTTCATTTTTGAGCTGCCTGATGTGGTCCGTGGCTTCAGCGCAGGCTAAGGCGTATTCCGATAATTTCCGCGCGGCCTCTGCATCAAATCTGGGAACCTCCGGCATCTTTCCGAGTTTTGGTATCGCGTTTGTTGCCGCGGAGGACAGCATCGTCCACAGACTCTTGATTGCTGTGGTCCATACCGATCCCTTCCCCGTGTAAGAGGTCACTATATTGAGGAAATGCTCCATGCGCCTGCCAAACGTCTTCTCTATCCAACCAAAGGTGCTGTCTAAATCCTTTCCGATTTCCTCCCGCATCATTTTGGCCCAATCGGAAAGCGTTCCCGGAACTTCTACCAAGAACCCGGAAATTTCCTTTGGAAGAATCTGCGAGGGGAATTTTGTCGCGTATATTTCAGCCTCGGCCTGCTTGCGCAGTTTCTCCCGCGTTTGAAAGATTGCCTCTTCGGAGACGCCAAGGAGCCGCAACTTGGCGGTGGTTTGTGTGATTTCCCGTAATCGGGTGTCTAAGGCTTTCGCCCGCGCCTTATCCCCCCAAACGTCAACCTCATCCATCCTTGCTTTTATCTTATCCCATTCATCACCACTGAGCAATCCATAAACCCCTGAGAACCCTTGTGCCAAACCTTGAACCACGTTTTGAAAACCGCTTTTCATGCGCGCAAAAACTTCAGGGAATAGTGTCTTCAGTTTGTTGACGAATTCCGTGGTGTAATCTAAAGCGGTGTTCCAACATTTTCGGATTACTTCCACGAGTCCCTTCCATATATCACCAATCCCTCCAACGTTGTGTCGAATTTCCTTGTATAGAACGTAGACGGACGTTCCGATCAACGCGACGAGCCCGATAATGGCATATAGTGGGGCGGCAAAACCGAGGAAACTCAAGCGCAACGCCGCAAGGGATGACCCCAGGCCCGCCAGCGCCCTCACTACAGACCACGCACCGCTTGCAAACAACGCAAGGGTGCTCACACCGAATGAGAGTATACCCACAAGTTGCTTCGTGAGAAAAATCGAAGTACCTCCCACGGTGAGAAGCCCCCCCAGGCACGCTGCGACGAATGTAATGGAAGACGCAACTTCCCGGTTTTGCACATACCATGCTTTGAATGCGTGAGTCATGTTGGTGGCAAGAGCGAGAACTTTAAGGAATAGAGGCTCGACATTCCTTCCAATAGGTTCCAAAGCATCCAACAAGGCGGTCTTGTACCTCTTCCATACATTCCCAAGACTGTCCACAGACGCGGCGTAACCTCTGGTGACTCTCTCGCTTTCCCGTATGATGACGCTGGCACGCGCGGCGATTTTATCATTCTCCGTCATGGTCTCCCCTACGCGGATCAAGCCGAGGTTGAGACCTTCCTGAAGAATCATTTCCTCCTTAATGGTGATTCCATAACTGGACAAAGCCCGCGCGTTGCCCCGGAGCGCGGATTGTATGGCTGCTGCTACATCCTCCCCCATCATGCCGCCGCGCACTATGGCGTACTGATACACAAGCTTCGTGAGGGTTCTGGAAAGGTCTTGCGCGGACTTGGCGTTAATTCCCATGCCCTCAACCATTAAGTCCATGTCCGTCATTGTGTTTATGATGGTGTCATCCATCTCACCCACAGCGCTTGCGAGTTGCCTGCACCAATCAATGGCGTCCTTCGACGCGTCCCCCATGATGATGGTCGCGGAGCGCACCGCCTGCGCGTCGCTCATGGACTCGGACAGGGCTTTCCCTAGAAAAGCCGTGATCGCCGCGCCCCCCGCGGCCATTCTTACCGCCATTCGCGTCGCGTGCACGGAGATCTCGTCGAACTTGGCCTTCAGGCCGGACATATCGGACCCGACTCTGGAAATGGATTTCGTCCACCCGCTTATGTCGAGTCCCATCTTGGAGAGTAAAGCGCCCGCCATGAACATATTATTGCCACCCCTCCCCCCGCACGCTTCCAACCAGGGCGTCCCAGTTGCTCTGGTGCAAACTCTCCAGCGTTACCTCACCCAGAAGCAGCCGGGTGTCTTTCTGTATTGTTCGCACAAACTTCATGTAGTCCTTCGACTCCGCGGCCTGCGCCACGCGGAACGCCTCGGACAACGCCAGGCTTGCGTCGTTCTCAACCGCGTATGCGATCCGCTCCAGCATGCTGAATTCACGAACATCCAAATTCCATATAGACGCCCACGTGAAACATCCAGGAAAGGCTCTCGTGATCCTCGCGCACCTCCGTAGGCGCGCTACTCTTTTTTTGCGCCGGGCTCCACCACGTCCATTTGGGACATGATTGTCTTGAACACGAATTTGAACGCGGCGCCGATTTTCCGCACATCCTTGTCTTTGAACTCCTCAACGTCCACTCCGAAAATCGTGGCCATCTGCCGCGCGAGAAAATAGCTCCTTTCCTTCTTCTCCGCGTCGCCGACAACTGGGGCGTCTTCCTTCATGCTTGCTTCAAGCGATTTGGCGGCGTCAGCCACGGAGTCAAGCACATCCTGCGTCACCTTTGTGATGGTGTATTCCTTACCATCAAGAACAACAGAGATCGTCCCACCGTCGGGAATTGCAGCATCCACATCCAATTTAGGCATTGTATTTTTCCTCCTCCGATTTTCTGAAGAAGGGGAGGTTGGATATTATCCCGCCTCCCCTGTGCT